TTTCCTTATTATGTAACTCCGAACGGTAAGCACTAGTTATATGTATAGGTGCGTTTAAAACGCTTCTAAGGGCTTCTAGTTGATTAGCTAGTATCTTTATGTTAGCCCAAACTTCTTGAGGCATACCGGCACCATCTTTACTATTAAACTCTTCTTTACTAAAGTGTTCTGTTAATTCCATATTTGTAATTTTAAAATAATGTATATGCATTTTATTGCTTATATATACATATTTGTACTAAATAGACTTAAAACTTCTTATCTTTATTTGACTTTATAACTGACCTTAAACCATCAATGATAGTATCTGGTGCAAACAAGAAACCAATACCTACAATAAGAAGTATAGCAAACTGAAACACCTTACTGTCTTGTACAATAAATATATAAGTAATAGCAGCTATTAAGACTAATATCCCTAATGCAGTTGTTTTCCAGCTTTCTACTATATTTTTCATTTCTTGCTTTTATACATTAAATACCATTTATGGGTTGTATATCCAATAGCAACCGCTGTTAAAACTATTTTTAATAATATGTCTATTTGCATAAAATTAAAGCCTAGTGTTATAACATTTATAAAAGCTATTTTAAGGTCAGAAGTAGTCATTTTTTTAATTTATTTCAATCCAGTTTAATTCTTCTTCACTCCAAGAGTACATTTTACCGTCACTTGGGTATTCAATAGGAGATTGCCACCTACAAGTTTCTTCATTTAATAACCAACTATTGTAAGGTTGTGGTGGTATAAAAGCATTCCTTACAGAATCGTAAATAAACCCTATTCCAGCATAGTTCTTTCTTAAAGGTTGTTTTACAATAGATTCTTTACCATTTTTAGGGTCATAATGTTTTCCCTTTATAGTATTGTAAGAAGTTTTTATCCATTCGCCATCTTCATTATCTTTATAAGTTACAATAAAACTTTCGTCTGCTACTATAACTTTAGTCACTATTCCATTTTGTACTTTTGCGTAATGTCCCATATTATAAAGTAGTATAAGTTCCGCTTGTTGTATATTTTAATACAGTAAAATCTCCATAAGTTGTTACTGTTGGAGAACCAGTTGTTATTCCAGAATAATTTGCAGTTTCAACTCTTATAAATGCAACTCCAGAACCTCCCGAAGTTGAAGCTGTATTGTCAAGTCTATTTCCGCCACCACCACCACCAGTGTTTGCAGATCCATTATTTCCGTTTGCATAACCATATCCTCCTATACCACCACCGCCTGCGCCAGCAGGGCCTCTATCCGCATCTCCATAGCCACCGCCGTTTCCACCTCCTCCACCAGCATAATAAGTAAGAGTCCCTGTTATTTCTGATTGATAGCCATTTCCCCCAGCACCACCTTTATTGGCAGATGGAGGGTTGCCGCCAACTTGTCCAGCACCACCGCCGCCGCCACCTGCGCCAATACCCGCTTCAAGGCCGTTTCCTCCTGCAAACCCCTGTCCAGCTGTTCCAGCAGCTCCAACTTGGTCAGACCCAAAATGACTGCCACCACCTCCAGAACCACCGATTTTTGGCAGGAATTGTTGTGCGCCACCGCCACCTCCACCAATAGCGGTTAATGAGCCAAAATCTATTGTACTATTTGAACCATTTGCGCCAGCATCATAAGTAACAACTCCACCGCCAGCGCCTATAACTATGTTTATAGTAGTAGAAACAGGCAGCTCAACTTCTAAAGACTCTATTAATCCTCCAGCGCCACCGCCTCCAGATTCTCTGGTATCTCCAACATATCCGCCGCCGCCGCCGCCAGCAACAAGTAAAACATCAAAGGTGTCTCCTCCTGCGCCTAACCCTATTATTCTATTTCCAAATGCCATAATGTTTTATTTAAAGGTTAATATCAAACAATACAACTGCTTTTTTAGTAGATAAATCGTTTATTTCTGCTTCTATTAAATCACTTTTATTTCTTAATGCTGCTCTTTCTTCTCTTACATCACTTGGCGTAGCTTCTCCACTATCAGCTTCACGAATGATATACCAATCTGTTTCAGATAATTGACCACCCACCATATATTTTAATTCAGAAGTCTTTTGCCTTTTTAATTCAGCTAAAGTTTCTTCTATTTTTAAGTCAATTACATCATAGGTATAAACATCCCCTTCTAAATGTAAGTTATCAATAACTTGAGTTCTGTCAGTATAGGGTATAACTACATCTTTGAAACCAAAGCCTTCTTTAATATTAAAATGCGTACCGTTTTCATCATTCCATACTTTAGGTATAGAACCAAATGTTTTTATTTCTCCGTTTACTAAAATTCCTTTCATATTATATAGATTTTGAGATTGAGTACCAGTAAGTAGTTGCACCAGTTACTACTATTTGTATTAAATTAGAGACAGTACCATCGTAAACACCAGCTACTGTTGTACCAGCTGGAAGTGTTAAAGCAAAGTCTCCAGTAATAACTAAATCTTTAACCATTCCAATACCAGTATTTGCAAATGTTAATGTAGCTGCTGCTGTTAAAGTTTTTGTAAAAACCTGAGCAGTTGCAAAATCTACTTCCGTTGTTAAAGCTGCACTTGTTTTAAACTCATTAGCAAGCCTAGCATAAGACGTAAAGCCATCTGCGTAAACTTCTGTAAAGTTTTCGTTTGATTTTGTAAATGCAGTTCTTAATGGGTCTCCAGTGCCATCGTTAGCTGTCGTTCCTATTCCTATTGTTTGTTTAGCCATCTTTTATTTTATTAATATGTTGTTTGGTCTGCTGTTAATTCTGTTGTATCAGCAAACACTAAAATAGTGTCTGCAGTTAAATTGCTTCCGTCAGCATCAAATGGGTAGACTATTCCCCAACCGTTTGGCTCGTTTACATTCCCCCACCAACTACTTAGATATAGTATTCCCCAATTTATCAAGTTTGCCATTTTTTACTTTATTTAAAAACAATTTTAGTTTCTCTATGTTTCCTTTTTTTACCTTGTATCTTTTCATTTATTGTCACAATTACGTTCTTTAACATAAACTCTAAATAACCCAGCCAGTGAAATTAGACTCTTTATCTGGATACATATCGTTATTACTATTAGAGTTATATTCAGGGTATGTAGATTGATTAAAACTCATAAAGTCAATAAACCTTCTAGTGTAATGCTGTGCTATGTCTCTTTCTTGTTCTGCTAAATAATCCACCTCTTCTTTAGTTACCGTTTCACTACTTTCGCTTGTATGTTTGTAAATACCCCCATTAGATACCGTATAAGCCAAGAATGGTAGCATTTCCACTTGTGACCAATGTATAGTCATAGGTTTAATGTATGTTTCTAGTAAGGTCTTATATGTAGGGTTTGCATCTAAGGTATTTGTAGTTATTAATGTCTCTATTTTTTCGTATAGTTTAGTTCCTAAGTAGTTTTGTATGTGAATTTCTTGTGCTACCTCAATCCATTGAATAAATTTATCAGTATCTAGGTTACCACTAAATACACTATATCTTTTAAGGTCTTTTGGTGTTATAAATAACGCTTTAGCCATTAGTTAAATCTTTTGTTAGTTGGTAAAAATCCTCTGTTTGGCATATCCATTGGCTTCATAGCTACCTCTTTTGGGTTTCTTACTCTTAATCCGTCTCTCTCAGCTTGGTTAGTAGAAACTTGTGGTGCATTGGGGTTGTTTACATCTACCTTTACAGTACTTGCAAATGTTTGTCTTAACCATTTATGTTGGCAGTTTCCACCGCCTTTATAAAGCCATATAGAATAAGTGTCAGCACCCCTTGGACCCCATCCAGCATTTACGACTTGAGTTTCCATAGCTATTAAATCCTCTTTTCTGTATAGTTTGTCTGTATCTACCATTTTCTTGCAAAAATCTCTAACAGTTTTACTATCGTAGGTTAAAGGACTGTATCTGTAACGAACCTTGTATTTTAAATTACCTATTTCTTTATCTTGTTCGCTTTTGCTATTAGGTCTAGCTGTTCCAGTACTTACAAAATTCCATACTTTAGATAATACAGATTGTTTAGGGTTGTTTAACGCCTCTATTTCTGCGTCTAATTTATCTTCTGTATCATAGTCCACCTCTTGTGAATCTATTAACTCCCATTCTTCATCTAAATCTTCTCCTAAATCTATTAAAGGATTGCTTTGTGCAGACATTTTTACACCAGTTTCTTCTTCTTTAGTCTCTGCATCCATACCTTTTGTGTCCGTAAACTCTAAAGGCTGTATAGTAATGAAGTAAAGTTTTAAGCTAATGTCATTAACTGCTAGTATTTCTTCTAAACCGTCTGTGAATTCTTCTTGATATGACTTAATAGTAAGGTTATCAAACAATAAAGTAGCCGTTTTTATCTCATCAGCGTTGTTTCCTAAGCCACTATTACCATCTCTTACACCTAATAACATAGGAGAAGTAACTCTATGTCCTACAATTAGCTTCTTAAATGCTTCATCACTTAGGTATTGGTAATGTGCTGGGGCATCATTTAATGGTATATCGTCTATTGTGGTCTTGCTTTCTGCATTATTATTAAATGCTACTATTACTTTTTCTCCTCTAGCACCAGTTAATTTGCTTAATACACTATTTTTTACCTCCTCTTGCTTGTCTTTATCTGGAATACCATTGTTAAAGTTCACTACCTTAGTACCGCTAAATCCATTTAAAGTATCATTAATAAGGTAATCGGCAATTTCTTCTTCCAATAAGGCATAAGGCAAAGCACCTTGATAGTCTACTGGTGGGTAATAATAAGAACCAGTTACATAGGGCTTAATTATATATATTTCATTATCTTTTTTTCCGTTATATCCAAAGGCTGGTATTCTTTTAGGCTCATCGCTTTGTTTATATTTAGACCAATCGGGGTGGTAATACCAAGCCTCTACCTCTCCATCTTCATTGCATTTTTCAGCCCTTAAAGTCTGCATAGGAAAATGAGTAACCTTTTTTACTTGTCCTTTATCATAAGTAACTTGTAAAGCACCCATTCCTAATAGCTTCCTATCCATTACAGCAGCTTTTAAGCACTCCTTAGAGACTATAGACCTTAACTGTGCGTATTGTTCTGGCTTTCTATTAGAATCAGTAGCATCAACCCCTTTACCGTATATCATTTTAGACATACCATTAATAATAGCGTTGTTAGTAGTAGAACCTACATAACGCTTAATCAAATAATCAAAATAATTATTATCAGTACCGTAATTAACCCACTCCTTATTTTTAACCTCAGTAATGCTAGGTGCGGTGTATTTACTTAGATTTAATATGTGTATATTTTCCATTTATAAAATGATGTATTCATTAGAAGAAACATTACTTGTAAACTCGTCTTTATTAATAGAGTAGTTTAAAGCTGTTTGCGTTGTACAAAATATTTTATCCTTATAAACTATATCAGTTCCATTTAATACTGTTAAATTATAGAACCTACCCTCTTTTAAATCAAATATTAAAGAGGCTGTTAAATAGTATTTATCAATAGTAAAAGTTCCGCTTATTTCTACCTCTGTATTAGTAGCCTCGTCTGTTATTTTAACCTTAGTAGCAGCGTATTCTCTAGGAATAAACTTTAGTGTTTGGCTAGTGCTAATAGGTTTTAAAACAATCATATTTTACCTTTTTATAAAAACAAAAAAAGGGCTAAGTTGTTAAACTTGCCCCTCTTTAAAAAAGTAAATAAATTAATTAAGTACCCGGTACAACAATAG